CCTAAAAAGCAACTGGAAACCCAAACGCAACCCAAAGATAACCCTAACCAAGAACCAATAACCATAAACCAAGAACCATTATTTATAGATGCTGACGCATCTTCCGGTGAAACAGGGTTTCCACCTTGCCCACACAAAGAAATTTTGGCCCTTTGGCAAAAACATTTGCCGCATTTGACGCAACCCCGTTCATGGGAGGGCAACAGGCAGACATTTATGCGGCAAAGATGGAAGCAAGCGGCCAAGCCATCCGCATACAGCCCTGAGGGTTACAGAACGGGCATTGAGGGGCTTAAATGGTGGGACGCTTTCTTTGGCTACATTGCCAAGGATACAACCCTAGCAACCGGCTTTGAAACAAACGGGCGCACATGGAAACCTGACCTTGAATGGGTTATTAACGCCAACAACTTTGCAAAAATTATTGATGGGAAATACGCCAAATGACTAAAACAGAAATGCTAGACCACTTTGCGATAAATGCAATGAAAGCCCAAATTGAAAAAATGGGCATTACAAATCCATTTTCTACAGCACAAACTGCATATCGCATGGCGGTAGAAATGTTAGAACATCGTGAACGCATTTTGCGAGAATGGCAAAAAGAACAAGAAATTCAACACAAACAACAAAATTCTAATATTCATGAATTAAATTTGCCTGTCAGGTATCACCGTTGTTTAGTTTCAGAACAAATTTTAATGAAGCATGACCTTTGCAATTGGACGGAACGCGAATTAAGAAGAATTCCAAATTTAGGTGTCAAAGGTTTGCAATTTGTCAAAGAAGCAATGGCATTGCATGGTTTGAAATTTAAGGGGCAAGCATGATGCACCCAATAGACATTGGCAGTAAACAGCCAAGACACCAATTGAAAGTTTGCTATTACTGCGAGTGCGAAAAGCCACCGGAAGGCGGAATCGCAATAAACGAAAAATGGCTATGTCAACCATGTTGGCACAAAAAAGTCACAGGCCAAAACTTGAAACAAAACCGAACAAACCGACAAGGGGCAACAAAATGAGTTTTTTTATTAAGCCGCAAAATACCGACAAACCAAAAGTTGATGACGATTACAAAAGATTTTGTTCTGTTGACGGTTGCGAAAAATTGTGGGCGGTGCGCGTTGAAGGCGACAAACCAAGATGTTCACAGCATCAATGGGGTAAAGGCGGCGCGGTGCGGCGTGACCCTGCAATGCTGTTAAAAGAAAAACCAAGCACGGTGTCCCAATGGTATGAAAGGGATGAATTTTGAATTACTACCAAGCGCAGAATTTACTGGATGAAATTCGCGAAGGGGCGCATTATTCGTTGGCGACAATTAACAAGGCGCTTGAATTGACCGGTGATATAGATGGACATGGAACATTTCAAAAATTGCGAAGCTCGGGAATGGATAGCGCGGTATCGCAAACGCCAACTGGAGGATGGGAAGGGCGAGGCATTGGCGTGGTGGCAGAAAACATTGATGGACATTGCCAAGCGCAGAGGCCAAGAAGCGGCAGACGAATTGCGGTCACGCATGAACAGGCTATCAAATGAGACGCGCCGCAAAAATTGACGCAAATCAAGAACAGGTCGTGAGTGCTCTGCGAAGTCTTGGCGCGACCGTTCAATCCCTTGCGGCAATTGGTAATGGATGCCCTGATTTACTGGTCGGTTTCAATGGCCAAACGCTGTTAATGGAAGTCAAAGATGGGAACAAAGTGCCGTCAGCGCGAAAGCTCACAGAAGATCAAATAGCGTGGCACGGTCGTTGGAATGGCGGCGCTCTTGCCGTGGTTGATGGGCCGGAAGCGGCCATTCGTATGCTAAAGGTAATGACATGAAAGCACCCTACAAAGCCATTGAGTTTATTTTGGAAAACGCGCCTCTGTACGCAAAAGCCAAAAGCGACCGAATTTATCTTGAAGAATTTAGGAAAACCAAAAAAGCTCTGTTGATGAAAGAAGCAATGGAAATGGGCATTGAGTCAGGTGTCGCGCAAGAACGCGAAGCCTACGCGCATTATGAATACGCGGAATTGCTTAAAGGTTTAGCTGTTGCCATTGAAAAAGAGGAAACGCTAAAGTGGAAACTTATGGCGGCTCAAATGAAAACAGATATTTGGCGCACGGAACAAGCGAATGAAAGAATGTCAATAAAAGTTACTGAATGATGTTGACATTTATGTAAGTTGTCTTATAATAGGCCCATGCCGTCTGTTTTGGCGGTCTTTAAAAAAGGTGATTGTCATGGACCGTGAATATAAATTTGATACAACAACCGGCGAAGGTAGCGAAATCGTGACTGTTGTTGTTAGTTACGAAATTGATGAAGATGGCGTTTACAACGACAACATTGAGAAAATTTTGTTTGAAGGCGTTGATGTTCTTGGACTTATGCACGAAGACCAATACTCAGAACTTGAAATGGAATCTTCTATGAGGTTGCGCCAACACATTGAGGAAAGCAAAAAACCATCTGATTTTGGGATGCCGTAATGATTCAAACTGACGAAGACGATGAATTTGATCGCATTCAACATGAAAATGAAATGCGACAAGGGCAACCATATCATTTTGATATTTTTGTTTCGCCTTCACAGCGCAATCAAGTTTTAGAAGAAGTGGCGCGTCAATTTGACCAATTGCCGTTTGGCGATACGGCGGCAAGTTTTGCCTGTTTTGTGCGAAATATGAAAAAATGAGAAAAAAAACCAAGCGCAAAGTTTGGGCATTAATTGACCCAATTGCACATGGAATTATTGGCGCGGCTATTACCCCAAGACAAACATTAGACAAATTGCGTTTTACAGAATATGCGGCTTTGGACGCAATAATTCGTGGAATGGGGACGGTGCAAGATTGGCGCACATTGGTTGATGTTTTAAATTTGTGTGAAATGATGGCCCGTCACGGCATAGGAAAAGATGAGGTTATGCCTGTGTGCCAACGAGCGCAAACGGCGCTTCATGAAGCGGCTATTCGTTATCAAAAAACTATGAAAATGGGCCTAAATGGCGTGGGAATTACAGCTATTCGTGATTTACTTGAATATGCGGATTTGCAACAGGGAAGCATTACCCGTGCGGAATTTGAAAAATATGTCAAAAAAACCCGCGACTATATTAGGTCAAACGGAAACCTAGTGGTTGAAATAGAATGAAATTCCCAAAATATGGATACATTCGTTCGGCGGAATTAATGCAAAACGCAAGGAAAATACCGTGTCAGCATTGTGGGCGGGACGATGGAACTGTGGTTGCGGCTCATACTAATTTTGGCGGCGGCAAAGGACGGGGCATCAAAGCAAGTGATAACTTGATTGCAAGCCTCTGTTATCCATGCCACATGGAAATTGACCAAGGGGTTAAATTGGACAAAGAAACAAGAAAACAAATATGGCTTGCGGCTCATCACAAAACGGTGCGAAAATTGAGGCTCTACAATTTGTGGCCAAGCAATGTGCCACTTCCTGAGGATTTGCCATGAAATTCAGCGTTGAAGCTAAAACCAATGACCCCGTGATGCAATTTGTAATGTGCCTGTTGCACAGCGTCACTAATGGCCACATTCTGCATTTAACAACCACAAGCTATTCACAGCACAAAGCTCTAGAAATCTACTACACAGGAATAGGTGATTTAGTAGATGATTTTGTTGAAGCATTCCAAGGTAAATACGGCCTATTGACCAAATTTACTGCCGATTATGAGCTTCCACCATCTAGTGCATTAGATTACATGAGTTATTTGAATACCGAAGTGGCAACCCTACGGAAAGCGGACGGGTTTCCAAAAGATACCGAACTGCAAAACATCACGGATGAAATTGCGGCTCTTATTGACAGCACTACCTACAAACTACGATTCCTCAAATGACAAAACTCAAGATAACATACAAAAAGACAACAGAATTAATCCCATACGCCAAAAACGCCCGAACGCATAGTGAAGCGCAAATAGGGCAAATTGCCGCAAGCATCAAAGAATTTGGGTTTACGCAACCCGTTTTGTTAGATGGTGAAAACGGCATCATTGCGGGTCATGGGCGAGTTTTGGCGGCCATAAAGCTAGAACTTGAGCAAGTGCCAACCATTGAGTTGCAACATCTGTCATCGACCCAAAAACAGGCGTACATCATTGCCGACAATAAATTGGCGCTCAATTCCTCATGGGATGACCAACTTCTAGCCTTGGAAGTGGAAGAATTGAAGGCGGTTGATTTTGATTTAAGCCTTATTGGTTTCCATTCGTTTGAATTGCCTGATTTGGAGGGCGACAAACCTGAATTGGAAGATGCGCCGGAAAATGATGAGCTTAATTTCACGATTCAATACAACATCATTTTTGACCATGAAGAACAGCAATCGGATTGGTACACCTTCATTAAATATCTAAAAGAAGAATACCCTGACGCTGAAACAGTCGCGGAACGCTTACAGCTATTTTTGAGGGGCAATGGCTATGTCACGCGCTAAAAAGTACATTGATATTGATGTCTTGGTAGCTGCGAAACAGCGAATTAATCATTTAATTGATGCTTTTGACACCCTAGCCGTCATGTTTTCCGGCGGCAAAGACTCATTGGCCGTCTTGCATTTGGTAAAAGAAGTTTACGAAGAACGGGGCATCACAAAACCGGTCAATGTGGTGTTTCGTGACGAAGAATTGATACCAATGGAAGTCATTGACTTCGTAAACAAGTATCGCCAAGAACCGTGGATAAAAATGGTTTGGTTTGCCGTTCCACTAGCATCTACTAAATATGTTCTAGGCGTTTGCTACAACTACATTCAATGGGATAAAAGTCGCAAGTGGGTGCGCGAGATGCCGGAATGGGCTGTTACTACACCGCCAAATGACAAAGTTGTTTATGACCAATACAGCATGGACGATTATGCGGCGCAGTATTACAAAGGCAAAGTCGCCTTCTTGACGGGCATTAGATCATCAGAATCTATTATGCGTTTCAGGGCAAGCGTTAACAAACTCAACGAAAACTACATTAACGCCGTACCCTCAACCGATAGGGTCAAACTGTGCAAACCAATTTACGATTGGGAAGAAGATGATATTTTTCGGTATTTTTATGACCGTAACATAGCGTATTGCAAACTGTATGACCAACAGATGTGGGCCGGTCAATCCCTGCGGGTGTCAACGCCATTACATGCGGAAAGCTCAAAGCGTTTTAATAAAATCAAACTCAGCGCACCGGAGATGTACACCAAGCTCATTGAGATATTCCCTGAAATGTTGGCTCACGAACGCTATTATTCTGAGCTTGATAGGGACGGCATCAAGGAACGCTATGGCCAATCCTATGAAGGTGTCCGCGCATGGATAGAAGAAAACATCACGGAAGAAAACCAATACAAAAAAGCCGTGCAACGCTACAACAGCGTTATGACGCGGGCTATTAAATTCCCTAATGTTTACCCTCCCAAGCATTTGTTAAATGCGTTCATGAGTGGCGCATACAAACGGGAAATTCTGCCGCAAAAAGTCTAATGCAATCTACTAATCACCTAAACAAGATAACTAGATACTTAAAGAATTCAATTGAATACTTAAACCGGCAATTTTTCACAACATCTACTAATCACCTACACAAGAACACAAGATGCTAAAAGACCCAATAGACCGTATTGAATGGCGCGTGGCTTCAACATTGAACGCCAACGATTACAACCCCAATGTAGTATTCACCCCTGAACTTAAACTGCTAGAACGAAGCATTTTAAAAACGGGATGGGTGCAACCCATTTTGATAACGCAAAGCGGCACAATCATTGATGGCTTTCACCGTCACCGCCTAGCTCAAGACAGCGCCAAGCTCAAAGAGGTTTACGGCGGCAAAGTGCCATGTGCAGTCATGGACATTAGTGAAACAGAAGCCATGATTGTCACTATTCGCATGAACAGGGCAAAAGGCAGTCATATTGCCGTGCGAATGTCAGAGATTGTGCGAAATCTCATAGACAACATGGGCGTTCTGCCTGAAGAATTGGCGCAAGACATTGGCGCAACCAAAGCTGAAATTGATTTACTGTATCAAGACGGCGTGTTCAAAATGAAAAACATCAAGGATTACAAGTACAGCAAGGCATGGATACCAACTGATACAAGGCTAGAAAAATGAGGTTTAATGCGCCTGAATACATAGCCGATTATTCCAAAACTGGAATATTTCCCGCCATTCACAAGAATATCGTGGACATGGCGCTAAATCATGTACAAGGTAGAAGCGGGTTAGATTTGTGCTGTAGTCACGGTTTATTGGGTCAACAACTGGCCAACCGTGGCGGCTATTTCATGGCGGGCATTGACGGCGATAAAAGAGCAGTAAAACTGGCAAATGAAAACATTGACATGCCGGTTTATCACATGAAAGTGAATCGCAGTTCAATGGACAAAATTCATAACATGTTATATATGCGCGACATTACATTCATTGTCGCAAGGCGCTGTTTGCCTGAATTGTTTGGTGATGATTTGGAATGGGGTATTGAATTCTTTGCGGCAATGCGGGAATACGGCATTAGAGAATTGGTTTTGGAAGGCCGTGTCGCAACTAAAAATGCGGTCAACCCATTACACAGCCTTGCGGCAGAAATAGACCTTATCAGTAACAGTTACACGCCTTATCAACAAACGGGAAATGTTGCTTATTTAAGGGCTAAAAAATGAAGTCTTACAACGGTTTTACTGCCCATCAAAGAAACAAAGCCCAATCATGGCTAAATACTCAATGGAGGCTAGGCACATTATCGCGCCCTGCTAAATGTTGTAGTTGCGCTGTCACAGAAGGCATCATTGATGCACATGCGGAAGATTATTCTGAACCATTTGCGGCGGGAAAAACAGACCAATACCATTTGTGCTACCGCTGTCACATGATGCTTCATTGTAGGTATCACCACTTATCTGCATTTACTCAATACTGTAAAGCTGTCTATGGTGGCACTCAATACCAACCTTTCTATAAACGGGATTGGGGTACATTCAGTAATCAAATGTTAGAAAAGTATAACCCACCCATATATGGGGTATCTATAGCAACCACTAACATACTGCACAACATCCATGCCGGTATATCCAACGAATAGCAAATGTGCTGAGTTAGGGTGCAAAGAGCCAAGGTCTAAGCTCAACTCATACTGTGCCAAGCATGGGGGGATGGAATACATGGCCCGTGAAAAGGACAGTATTTACCAAACACCCGCATGGCGCACGGTAAGACGCAGACAGCTATCCATACAGCCATTATGTGAAGCTTGCCTCAGTAGGGGGCGCATAGAACAAGCGGCTCATGTGGACCATGTATTTCCTTGGCGGCATATAGGGCAACACGCATTTCTAAGCAACATATTCCAAAGCCTATGCCATGCAGACCACAGTCACAAGACAGCCCTAGAACAAAGGGGCGAATACACGCACTACACAGCCAATGGTGAGAAGGTTTACACTAAGGATGATTACGCTTATGTGTTGCATCAAACCAACAATGGTGGGGTAAACCCCTAAAATCGGGCCAAAAAGGGGCAAAAACTTAAAGTTTTACACCCTGAGATCAAACAAGGCGC